CTTTGATAACCCCATTGTCAAACAACTTGTCGCTGGTTTAGCTGCACCTGAGTTTCTAGCAAGTCAATATGGCCTAGGTGGTCGTAGTCCTGTTGCTGCCTTGGTTGGTGGTATGCAAGCTAACCAGGCTAGAGAGGTAGCAAGAACAAAGGAAGCTGCTAAGTTGCAAGAAGAGATGAGACGGCAAGCAGTTAAGGAAGCACAAGAACAACAAAAAATTGATATTCTACAACAAAAAGCAGACAGAGAACCGACAGGTAAACCTGCAGCTAGAGGTAAAGAATTAAGAAATATTTTAAAAAGATCGCTCATAAACCTTAGAAAACAAAAAGCAGTTGATGATATCATAGAAGGTAAAACAGAGTGGAGAATTAAACCTGGACGCACTAAGCCCACTGAAGCAGAACTTATACCAATTATTTTAGATAAAGCACAAGAAGAATATATTAAAAATCCTAATGCTGGATTTGATGCAGCCGTTCTAAAGGCTTTAGGAAAAGGCGCAGCTACAGCACAATCTCAAAAACCTGCTAAGTTTGGACAAGCTAGGATTAAATAGTGACAAATACTATTACCTTACAGGACATCGTAGATAACCCTAATCTACGAGACTTAGGCGTATCTCCTGGTGACACATATACTGTGTCTGAAGATGGTACACCTGAGATTACTCGCATATTTTCTAATGAAGATTATAATATAAATCGTGGTGTATCTATCACAGAAGAAGACTTAGCTGCATATCCTAACTTAGTTGAACAAGGTGTAGCACCAGGTGATCGTTACATAGAAGAAACAAATGAGATAATAAAAACAGGTAACGATAGTATTGCTAAACAATTCATGTATGGCTTTGACACCGCTGGAAACTTTATTGGCTATGGTGCTAACCTACTAGAAGCAATGATGCCATTAGGTAGGTTTGATCTTAGTCTTGATAAAGGGTTTACATATTATTCTCCAGAAGAAGCCTACGGCCCAGGGTTCAATCAAGCTGACTTTGATACTCGTAGAGAGATGATACTCAGGGCTAGAGAAAGACAAATACTAGAAGAGTATGGTCCTTACTTTGACCCTGAAGATGGTGCAGCACAGGCAGCTGGTGAAATTGTAGGTGCTATCGCTGACCCTACGAGCTTGATACCACTAGGTCAGACAATCAAAGCTGCAGCGGCTACAGCTGGTGCACTAGGTGCTGGATACAGTGTCCTTGAAGACCTAGCAAAGACAGGTGAAATAGACCCAGCTAAGGCTGCATTGTTTGGCATAGGTGGTGCTGCTACAGGTGGAGCACTCGTAGGTGCAGGTCGTGGTCTAGCTAAGGTTGCAGAAAAAACTCAGTTGAATAAAGCTAATCGTACCATAGATGAAGCTGAACAGATAATGAATCGTGATATAGCTGCAGGTGTCAGTACTAACTCCGCATTTAATAAAATGGCTGAGTCTGAGTTAGCACCTAGATTATCAGAAGCTATACAGTTAACTGGTCGTAAACTAAAAGTAAACTCTTCTCCCTCTGTTGCACAACGTGCTATAGATACTGCTATAACAAACGACAGTGTTTTTTCTAGGTTTACTATACCTGGTGTAGATAAATTGATAAGTGTAGTATCTACTGAAATTGGTAAGATTTCTCCTGCAACTTTAAACAGGATGCGTAGACATGAAATGGATGTTTTTACAAATACGCAAAAAGCATTACAGACTGCTGAACCTTTTATACGCCAAATGAGGCAGTTACCTACAGCTTTAAAACTTCAGGTGTCAACACACTTGTTCAATGGTGAAACAAGTAAAGCAGTAGCCTTGATGCCTAATGAAATGAAGACTACGTTTACTCCAGTTCGCACTTTACTAGACGATATATACAAAGATGTAAAAGAAAGTGGTATTGAGTTTGGGTATGTAGAAAACCATTTTCCAAGAATGGTAAAAGATTATGATGGCTTACGTCATAACCTTGGTCTTGAAGAAACAAATGAGTTAGATAAAATTCTCCAAAAAGTTGCAAATGATAAAAAAACTACTGTAGATCTACTTGACTATACAGAAAAAGTTCAGCTAACAAATAGATGGCTTCGTGGATTTTTAAAACCAGATGGTAAACCAGCTTTTACCAAACAACGTAAAATAGATATTCTCTCTCCTGAACAAGTTGAGAAGTTTTATTATAGTCCAGAAGATTCATTGGCTTTATATATACGAAATGCCATTAACAATTCAGAACGTAATAAGTTCTTTGGTAGATATATAAAAGGTGGAGAAGAAAGTTTAAAAAAATTTCATCAAGGTTCTCAAGAAATTAGGGAATCTATTGGTGAAGTGGTGCAAAATATTGATAAAGATCTTAATGCTACAGACCAAGTTAGATTATCAGAACTTATTCAAAGTAGATTTGTAGGAGGTGAACAAACACCTAATCGTCTAGTAAGTTCGATTAGAGATGCAGGGTATGCTGGAACTATTGCTAATCCAGTAAGTGCTCTTATACAGCTTGGTGACTTAGCTAACAGCGCAGCACTTCATGGTTTTGGTAACACCATATCTGCTTTGTTTAAAGCAAAAGATATTAAATTAGTTGACATAGGTATTTCTGAGCTACAACAAGAGTTATCAGAGAATAGCCAAAGGTGGACAGCGAAACAGCTAAATAAGTTATTTAAATTGTCAGGTTTTAAAGCTATTGATCGTCTGTCAAGAGAAACTACTATGAACGCTTCCTTCAGAAAGAACATGAACCTTGTCAAGACAAGCAAAGGTGAAAACCTATTTAGACAAAAGTGGGGTAAATTTTATGGTGATGAGATTGAAGGTGTCATTAATGATTTAAAATCTGGCAGGATAACTGATAATGTAAAGTTCCATTCGTTTAATGAGTTATCAGATATGCAGCCTATATCCATGCTAGAAATGCCAGAGCCTTATCTTAATAATCCAAATGGTCGCATATTGTATATGTTGAAGTCATTTACAATAAAACAACTTGATATTGTAAGAAGAAATGTACTACAAGAATGGGCAAAAGGTAATAAAAAACAAGCTGTAAAACAAGCTGCTTTACTTGCTGCGTATCTTACTACCGCTAATCTAGGAATACAAACTGTAAGAGATATAATCTTAACAAGAGATGTTAAACCAGAGCAGCTACCTAACAATGCACTATGGGCCTTGTTAGGTGTCTATGGGTTAAATGAATATATAACTGACAGATACTTTAGCAGAGGACAAGTTAAAGAAGGTCTTATTAGTATGATAACCCCTGCTACTCCATTGATAGATGCAGCTTTAAAGGTGGGAAGTGCTCCATTCCAAGAAGATCCTAGCTTGGCTCCATTGCTCCGTAATGTTCCTCTCGTTGGTCCTCTCATCTACAACTGGTTTGGCGGTGGTGCAGAGAAGTACAACGAGCGACTTGCCAAGGAGTCATAATAACATGGAAGGTTTACTAGGTTTTTCTAAAGAGGTACTACAAAGTTTACTACAAGAAACAAGATCTGCTGAAGATATTCCTAGAGCAACAGGAGTAGAAGTAACTAGCGCAGCTGTAGATAAAGCATACAATATGATGGGTGACAAAGATCCTGTTGTAAAAGATTTGCTAATGTACACAGCCCAGAAAGAATCTAAATATGGAAATGATCCTAATACATTTAGGTTTAGAAAAACATCTGGTGGAACTGTAGGACATGGTGGTATCTTTCAGGTTACTGATCAAGCGGTTAAAAACATTGTAAATTCAAAGAGTCCTCAAATACAGAAAAAACTACAATCTTTAAAAAAACAAGGTGTAGATTTTAAAGAAGCAGTAGAAAAAGGAAACATAAGAAAGTTTCTTGAAGTACCTGTTAACTCTGCTTTGGCTGCACGTTTACATTATTTTATGAATAAAGATCCTTTACCAGAACGCGATATAGAATCTGGGATTGGGCCATATTATATGAATGTTTATGCTCCACAAACTAAACCACCAACACCTAAAAGAAAACCTAGGAGGCGTATGTAATGGACCCTAAGACACCACTTGATGCCTCCGCTGGTCTTATTGCTGTAGGTTCTCTGATGGATTGGCTACCTGCAGCTGCGTCTCTTCTTACCATTATCTGGATGCTTATTCGTATCTACGAGACAGACACTGTGCAGAAACTATTGAAAAGAAAATGAGCATACCTTTTGAACTTATAACCATGCTTGGCTCTAGTGTGTTATCAGGAGTGATGACAATCTGGGGTCAAAGCCAAAAGGCAAAGCAAGATACTTTTGATAGAGCTATCAAGGGTTTAACCAAGCAAGATGAAGTAATACATAAAGCTAGAATCTTCAGCAACAAAGGCTTTCAGATAACAAGAAGGATCATAGCTTTGTCTGCCGTAGGTGCTATCATCGTATGGCCTAAAGTAATAGCTGTCTTCTGGCCTGAGATACCTGTCACCGTTGGCTACACTGAGTTCAAACCTGGCTTCTTGTTTTTCACAGAGGGACAAGAGTCAGTCAAGTGGCAATACCTTAGAGGATTAGTAATCACACCCTTGGATACTCACCTGGTTAGTGCTATAATAGGTCTATACTTTGGTGCATCAATGGTAAAGAATGCGAGGTAAGATAATGGGATCTATTAGTTCAGCTTTTAATACATTCGTACCATCTGTTATACAACAGGCAATAAGTCAAATACCAGCACCTACTACTCCTGCTCCATCGTATTATAATCCTTATACACCATCGTCTAGCTATGGTTACGTTTCACAACCTTATTATAGCCCTTTTTATTCACAACCTAATTATATCTATGGGCAGCAACCTATGGATATGTCTTACACTGGTATCATGGGTAACTCTTATTATTCTAACCCAGCTGCAGCACAACCTTATACACCTGTTAACTATGGGAAACTAGGAAGCTACCCAATGGCACCTAGTCAGTTCCAACCTTATATTCCACCACGGTTATCGGTTCAAGAGTTTGGAGTATCAGGGGGTAGACCAGGTGAAATATACGGACCATCAGCCATATTACCTCCTATTACAAATCAATCTCAGTCTCTTCAAGAAATGGCTAATGCACCAGTAGCAAGACCTGGAGTAGAAGATCCACAGTTTACAACAGAACAATTAGTAGCAAACGCACCAATGACCCCTAGTGCTGCCCCTGCACCAGTGGCTCCACCACCAGCACCTGTTGTGGACACTAGGGCTGAAGATATACAGAAGATCAGAAATGAAATGAGTATTTTACAAAGCCGTATAGTTGATGCAGACAATAATGACAGTTCAGATCCAGCTGCAGAAGCTAGATACGAAGAGCTACAGAGACAACTACTCAGTATGTAAAAAAGGGGGCCGAAGCCCCCAGTGTTAGTTGACTGAGATTACCTTTGGTTTCTTTTCCTCTGGTATCTCACGTTCTAATTTTATCTGAAGCATACCATCTTTTAGGTTTGCATCTACCACCTTTACGGTATCACCTAGCAGAAACAACTTCTTAAATGGTCTGAACGCTATGCCTCCGTAGATCACTTTGGCAACATCATTGTCTTTCTTTTCAACACCATCAGAGCTAACCGACAGAACGTCATCCTTTACCTCTATGGTAATGTCTTTCTTTGTAAACCCTGCCAGGGCCATGGCAATCTCAAAACTATTCTCTCCAATCTTTGTCAGGTTATGAGGAGGATAGGGTTGGTTGCTAGACATTACTTCTGCAACTTTTTGCATACTGTTAAAAAGCCTGTCAAACCCAAGTGAAGCGTCTGGTAGGTAAGTTGGTACTCTCATTTCATTCTCCATTTGCAAGAAATCGGAAGCCCATTGTGGCACTTCCTGTTATATTATACCACATCTTGTATCTATTTGAAAGGTGGCCCATAGGCCCACGCTGTCAAACTATACCGTACACCCTTGGTAACAGGTTGTACCCTGTGGTAATACAATGAAGGAAAGACCAAGATCTTGCCAGGTATTCTGAGCCTATCCTCTGTGATTACCCTTTTCTTATAGGGCAATGAGGGACTCCCCCAGCTGAACTGAAAGTCTCCACCTTCAAAGTCATCGTTGAGCACTATGTTCAATGTTAACTTCCTAACAGGATTCTTGTTAGGGAACATATCAGTGTGCCAACTGTATTTCTCTCCTTCCATATATTTAGATATCTGTATGTTTTCTACACCTTGGATATCAAAGTTTAACCCTAGCTCACGATTAGCCATGTCTATCCAGTAATGGATCACAGCCTTCAGCTTATCATCATCTAGTCCATAGGTGCTATTGTTCCTTATCTGTTCAATACGATCATAGTCAGCCACTGTAGCTGGACTAGCTTGCATCTTCTCAGTCAACTTGATGATGTCTTGACAAGACTTTGGATCTACATCTTGTACAGAGTCACCACTAGACCATACTAAATTACCTTGCATCATGCCCACACCTCTGCCCAATCACCCTTGAGTGCACCCTTTGCGTAGTCTGTAGCTCTGTTCTCAAAAAAGTTTGTATGAGTAGGAGCATTGATCATTGTCTCTACCCATGGTAAGGGATTTGTCTTAGCTTTGTAGATACCCTTCAGCCCCATGCTTATCAGTCTACGATCTGCTATGTATCTGATATAGTTCTTGACATCCTTAGATGTTAGGTTCTCCATGTTGCCCATTCTGAAAGCAAGGTCTACAAACTTGTCCTCTAGTTCTAC